GGCTCAAACACCTGAGTAAAAGTAGCCGTAGTAACATCATAAGCCGTAGAAAGGGCGTACTCGTTTACGTCATCACCTGTTGTACCAACCACAAACATCTTAGTGCCGTCTGGCTTCATAGCCACAGTAGTTGGGCCTGTTTCTTGGGAATTAACGCTAAACGTGCTGGGCGTCGCGTTCATCTGGTCTGATGTGTTGCGAGTCCAGTTTAATGTAGTTGCAGGAGCAGCATCGTAAAGAGTGTAATTCTCAGAAGTAGAGCTAACATCCCAAGAGTTATTAGTCACTCCCGTTTGGGGAACTTCCTTAGTCACAGTAACTACAGGCTGTCCAGATGGAGCAGATGAAAGGGTTATTGTAGACTGCTCATTAGTAATAAACGTTTTAGTAAGTGTTCCTTTAGTTGGGTCAGCGTCTAGATCAACACCTTCTAGTTCAGAACCTGATGTCCACCTAGCATACTGACCTGCTGTGGGAGTTGGAGATACTGTAACTCCTCCAATAGCAATAACTGTATCGTCTACATATTTCTTTACAGACTGTTGGGTGGGGACTTTGGTATCTAGGTCAGATACCATATTGTCTTCATCAATAACGAAGCTCATAGAAGCTGTGGTTGTATCTGTGTTCATCACAGCACCAGCAGCGTCTACATTTGTAGAATCGGTTACATCTGCATTGGTTTCAATTGTGTCTAGCTTAGTTCCATCTGTAGCAACGTCTCGTCCATCAACTGTTCCAGATACTGTGATGTTTCCAGTAACAACTAAGTCGGCAGTGTTTAATGTCCCAGTAACGCTTCCACCAACACTTAAATTATTTAGCGTAGTAGTTCCACTAGCAGCAGTCACATTACCAGTCACATCACCAGTTAAATCACCAGTAACATCACCCGTTACGTTGCCCGTTACGTTACCTGTAAGGTTTCCAGAAAACGCTGTACTAGCAGTTACAGTACCCGAGGCAGTAATATTAGTTGTAGTAATTGAAGAAGGGTTAGTGCCTAGTTCTACAATAGTTGCAGAACCGTTCTCTGTAAAGAGACGCTTATCTGTTACATTAACCGCTAACTCGCCCTGAACTAAGTCTGATGATGTTGGGACAGCTGAGGCGGTAGAGCTGTTCTTCGTAATAATAGTCGTAGTCATAATCTACCTTAATAAACCTCTGAATTAAAAACAGGGGAGGCTCCGAAGAACCTCCCCAGTTAACTTAGTCCTTACGCATTAACGTTAAGGATAAAACCACCTTCTGGGCGAAGAACCTTCACGCCATACAGATGATCAGCAGTGTACAAGTTAGAAAGCCATTCTTGCTTGTACTGAGTCTGAGAACGAACACCCATCTGCTCAGCAAGAACAAAAGCGTCCCTGTGGAGAAGAAGTGCTGCTTTCAGATCATTGGTGTTAGCAGTGTTATCCGCTGCGGCTTCAGAAGTAGCGCAGTTAGTGGATACGTAAATGTCAACACCGTAGATGTTACCAATCAGACCGTTCTGTACAGGCTGACCACTTACGAAGTCAGAAGATACATAACGATCAACACCCATGATAGCGTTACGCAGTGAAGGAGGAATAACAAACGAACGATTGTCGAAAGGCACGTCGTTGTCGTCCATCTTCTGCAACAAGGCACGGAAGCCAGCGTCTGTAAAGACATCGCTAGCACTTACCGTGTCTGCGGCGTATGCGGTCAGGCCAGTAGAGGCGTCAACGTAGTAAGAAGCAGTGTTAACATAAGTACCGCTTGCGTTACCAAGATTGACAGCAAGACCGTGCAGGTCTGAGTCTACTTGCTTAGCCAGAGCATAACCAGCGTCTTGAGTATAGAATTGACGGAGTGAAGACAAGGCCTGTACGTCGGTGATGTCTTCGATCAGTCGTGAGTATTCAAAGTGCTTGTCGATTACGACTTGTACTTCGCTCTCAGTAGCGTTCTGAATGCTAACTGCTGTGTTAGCAGACTTAGCAGTCGCCGTACCACGAACGGGAGCAGGAATATGGACAGTATCGCCCTTCTTACCTACCATGCTCATTTTTTTGACGAGGGGCGCGAGTACGAGTGAATTTTCGTAGGCCGCGATGACCTCGTCCGACCAAATTTCTGGGATAAAAGTAGCTGCGCTAGTGTTATCCACAGCATTAGTCATACTGGGGTATACAGACTTAGTAGTCATAATAATCTCTTCCTATAAATGATTATTTGACCCTTCCTTCGGCATAAGCCCTCATTATCTCATCCTGAAGAGCTTCGTACCGACTAGGGTCGTTACGCATTAGTTTAATAATGTCTGCTCTGCGGAAGATTTTCTTACCCTTCTCACTACTGCCAGAAGCGTTTCCAGTAGAAGCGTTTTTGACTGTATTGGCCCTGCTTTGCTTTTCTACGCTAGCCGTCTGAGTTACCAAAGCCTTTCGATCTTTCCAAAGACTAAAGATTTCATCAGCTGCTTCGTAGTCGTAGTTACGATCAGCCTCGGACAGTAACTTAGTCCTAAAGCTGCTTTCCTTCACCCAATTCAAGAAGGCTTCATCCTGTAAGATTTCCTTCATGTCAGGATGCTTCTGCGCCAGTATGTTCTGAGCAGCAGACTGCTTCATGGTTATCGAAGCCTTTTGAGCCTCTACAACCGCTGGGTGTTTCTCAATCGCTTTCTGAATAGCTTTCTCAGGGTCAGAGAAATAATCAATCTCTTCCTCATCGACAGTTTCTTCTCTTTTGGATTGAGACATTACAAACTCGTCTACAACCTTCCGTAGCTCGCCTACCTCGCTAGACTGCCTCCCTAGAAGCTGTTCAGCCTCTTGGTGCATCTTAACGACTTCAGCGATAGACTTACCCTGATATTTGTCGGGGATGTCTGGTGCTTCTTCTACCGGCTCTGTAGTTGTCTCCTGTATAGGAGCTACAGTACTTTCCAGTGTTGGTTGAGATTCCTCTGATGCTTCCACATCATCGTCTTCATGTCGTCCAGTGTCAATTAGTGTAGCCATTATTACTCCGTGATCTAATCATTATGGAGAGTGGTAAAGCGACGTGGTTACTCGCCGTTCTCTTTACGCTCTTGTTGTATCTTTTGCTGCCTATTCTTAGCCCACTTCATTGTAGCGCCCGGAAAATTACCGGATAAGGGGTCTAAGGAACTGGCAACAGCCGAGACAATTCTAGTTGCCTTGCCTTCGCAAGTTGAACATACTGCTTCCCTGATCTCTTCGTCAACATAGCTATCAGTGACGTGTCCATCAGGACAGATGAACTCATAAATTCGTCTAGCCATTGGCTGCTTCCTCGTTATTCTTGACAGTTTCTTCAAGATTGAGGATTGAGCCAATGATATTTAGTTGTCCTTTACGAAATTGAAGGTCTAAATCGTCTTTAGTGCTCAGTACTGAGTTTATGATCTTAGCGTTGTTTTCTAGTTCCTCTAACAGCGACTTCCAGCCGTCTGTAGTGAACATCATACGCAAGTCTTCATAGTACTTTTCGTCGTCTGTCATGTCATTCTCCTTTTTGGTGACATTTTCCTTGACTTTAACTAGCTTTTATGCTAATCTTATAATTATATCTTATTATAACATATTTTTTAGACTTTGTCAAGTCTTTTTAGCGGCTCTTTTGGCCGGTTTAGGGGGTTCTAGGGCTTCAATCTTCTTTTCTAGCTGCTCGATGCGCTTATTAGCCCTATCGAAAGCTATATTTACCTGATCTGCGAGGCCTTCCAAGTCCTTTGTGGTTATCATCCTCATTAAAACGCTCCTCTCTTAGTGTTTTCCTTGTCTACTTCAAGACCCAAAGCCTTTTCATCCAGAG